AAGGGCTTCATCATATATAGAACCATTGATATGATTTATCATACCAACTGTTCTTTCATGATTTGTAGAACTTGTTTGTACAGAATATGTTGATTTGCTTGTAACGTTTTGTGTACTGATTGAGTTTGCACTTGCATTAACAACAGGAGCACCACCAGCAGTACCATCCATTTGTGTTTGTGATAATTCACCCATGTCTAGTGATAATGCTTCTTTTAATCTTGTTACATTTCTTGCGGCGTCTAAGTAAGACAGATCACCATTTGCAAGACCTAACATATCATCGCCACCAAATACAGCACTTTCTAATTTAGGAACAGTCTCTACTAATTTATTGACAAAGTATTCAAAGTCATCTGCTCCTTTTCTGTAATCATTATTAATAAAATCAGTTAGAGCATTTGTGGATGTAATAAATCCTGATAAACTATCAGCGTTAAAATCTTCTAATGGTTTAAGCATTTCAACCATACTATCAATAAGTGTAGGTCCTTTAGGTCCTGGATCTATAAAGAAACTTTTTAGATAATTAAATCCATCTTTTGCAGCACCTACTGTACCACTGACTAATCCACCAAGTCCTTTAGACCCCATGAACGCAAGTATTGCTGGTCCTAATAATGCAAGAGGTCCTACAATTTTATCTAAATTTGGTCCATCTATTTCATTTAATTTTGCAACACCCTCAGCCATATTACCAATAAGTACCTTAACGCCTGAACCATCTGCACCAATTACACCAGCAACTTTTGACATTCCTTCAAATGCTAAGAAGAAAGCTGCAATACCAGCACCAATTAAACCCATACCTATTGCGGCACCACCAGCCACGGCTGCACCACCAGGTATCGCACCGAATATTGCACCTGCACCTAGTAACACAGATAGACCTGTTAATGCTGTTACGTCTAATGAACTTATGGCGTCACCAAAGTTTGTGACTAAAGTTTTTATATTTTCACCAGTACCTATATTCGCTGCAAGAAAATCTGCTGTTGCAAATCCTGTAA